ATCCGTAATGGATGGTGAGTTAATTGTTATTGCGTCATTACGACATCTTGCGTTACTTCTGGCGTTACATCTAAATTATCACAAACTTGCATTGAACCACCGTAATATCCGTTTGAATAATTTCGGAAAGAAAACACAGCAGTTCTATCCCCCCATGTCATATCTTCCCACACAATTTCAAATCCATATACAGATATTGATTCTTGATATTTTTTTCCATCCATTCTTTCATCTATGTTAAGCTCTATTTCTTTTACTGATTTTACAACTTTACCAAGAACATCTTTTACACCATAAAAGTCATAAAATGCCGAGTGCGAGCAACAATCACCGTCTACTTCAAAGGTTATTTCTCCATCATTTGTGTCAAATTTTAAATTATCTTCATTCATGTATATTTTATTGATTTGTTTTCCAACTAACCAATCTATTGTTTTTTTATCGTTCATAAACTTGTAGAGTTAATTATAAATGTTATCGTGTCATCTTGTTCAATGCGTATTACTTCTTGGTTACATCCGTACTGTGTACATGTGAGCATACAGTGGAGAGCGCAAACGGAGATTGTTAGTGAGAGCATATTATTTGAAGATTACTATTAAAAATGTAATAGCCACAGCCGCGAAACAAATATTTTCCACTATTGATATTATTGTTTGATTGTCCATAATCTATTTATATTTATCTGATAGCCATTGCATGAAGTCGTAGAATGATGGCGCTAAAAAATCATCATCATAAAGTTCATTGTCATCATCGTCATCATTAATTATCATAAACTCTCTCCACTCTTTTATTAGTTCTTGCAACATATTATTTTTTCAAATGATTAAGCAATCTCATCCAGTCTTCTTTATCGCAGTCCATTCCATAATCTTTACATTCTTCGATGTCACGGATCATTATCTCCTTGCATTTCTCTGACAAGTTTTCTCTCATAATCCATTCAATAGTAACATCTACTATGTATGTTCTTCGCCCAAGTGCATGTCGAACGGATGATATGTACATCATCTCTTCGTTTTTTTTCATATATTTTTTAAATCAATTATCCTCTTCTTTGCTGGGAAATATATAAATCCAAAACACTTGTAGAATGGTAGGTATGTCCATTGTTTGATAGGACGGGATATGAATATGTCTTTTATTATTGGTCTTTTCATATGGTTATTTGTTAAATAAAACTTTCTTCAACTTCGTATTCAATATTCTCATAATCATCTTCGTCCCTCCCAATCTTCTCTTTAGCCAGTTCAAGTGCCTCTTTTTGGCTTTCAGCCTCAACTTCTACTCGATCGATAAGAGTATATTTGCAAGTTACTATGTATTCATTTTTATTCATATTCCTTATTAAACCATTGCGCAGGACATTCGATAAATCCGGAGCAAGGGTTTGTTAGTTAATTTTTAATGCTTCCAACTGATCTATTGTTTTTTCAAATCCGGGAATGTATCCGTATTCTTTTCGTACTTTGTTTTCCAACTCAAACCCTTTTTCATCATTCGGCAGTGCTTCCCTCAATCGTCTTTTGAGCGAGTGAATGCGGTCGGCTCGCTTTACTTCGGTCATTGAGATGTTGAGGAGGTCAGCGATGATTGAGTTCTGGTAGTGGCGGGTTAGGTTTGGATGGGTTTTGAGGTAGTTCTCTACTATTGCTTTGTCGTTCATATATTTCTTTTATTTTCTAATTCTTTAATTCTATCTTCTAAAATTTCGATCCATTCTCTTGTGATTTCTATTCTTTCGTCTAGGATATCAATCATTTCATCTTGTTTTTCTATTAGTTCCAATAAAAATTTTTCATTCATATATTTTTTCAGTGTAAGGGAGAGACAGCGTAATAAATTCTATCTATCTCCCTCTTACACAGTATTACTTTTTAACTTCTTACCACTCTCTTGCGCTTAGTTCGATTGACTCTCGTACACTTTCTCTGCGATCGTGGGTGTCTTGTTCTGATTGTCTTGTTTCGTCCCTTGATAGTCCCCATGAGTGGAAACCTTTGTACGCCTCCTCTGTGTCGTCCATCTCTGCAAGTTTGGCGCAAATGTTGATTAGCTCAATTTCTGTGAGTACCGGATTTGTTCCGGAGAACTCCACCGTCTTGTCCTTGTGTATATAGTATTTCATATACTTATGTTACTTGATTATGTATCTATAATACACCCATACAGTTTAATTGTCAAGGGGGCATTTTATATGCCTATACTCACTTTTTACTTCTCCGTCCTCTTTCCAATTCGTACACCGGAACTGTTCGTGGTCTTTGATTTGTTTTTTACATAGGTCACAGATATATACTTCTGATTTCCTTATGAGGTCTTTGTGTTCTTTAGTGAGTTTTATTGTCATATTGGTTTTGTTTTAGCTCATTACCAGCGACGATTATCGCTGTTTTTAGTGTTGATATGAGGATTTCGTATGCTCGGAGTTCTTTCTTTAGAGCATAGTATTTTTTACCGTCATGAGATAAAAGAAACATCATGTCAATCATTTTGTCGCTTCGTTTTTTGCCTTCTTCGTCTGTTTTCCATTCATCATAAAACTCTGCATAGGTAAATTTTGCTTCAATGTATTGTCCGGTCATGTAGGCGTAATAGGCGGAAAGTTTAATATTGATCTCGGAGAGCTTTGACGGATTGAGTGAATTTTGATTGACGAGTTTGCTCCATGTTTGTATTGATGGATTTGCCATAGATTTGACGCTTAAAATTGAGCTGTGTTGATATTGGTGCATCAATGTACCATTCTGCCTCGAAAACCTCGCTATGGGGCAAATTCGGGGCAAGAATGGCATGCTGTGATGTTATTTGTTGTTTACTTCGTAGACTTCTGGCAAATCTATCTCAAAATCATCTACTGAATCTCCTGCAGGTCCATAAGGATTAGTTTCTCCATATGGTTCACCATCTTCTACAATACGCTGTTCTACTTGTGGCTTTGATATTTCAAATGGATCGCCACCAGAAAACAATGCTTCGAGGTTGACTGGCGTTGCTTTGATCGTTGCCTGCTCTTCTGGTGTGAGTGTTTTGTGTGGGCAGGGAGTTGTTGTGTATTTTACCATTTCATTCGAACCCAAAAATCTTTTAACAGAAAAATCATATCCACGAGGGTCTCCCCACTGTGGGTCATCAACAGCATCTTTCATAAAATCCATAATCGTGCTTTGTGTTAGTTCTAGTACTTTGATTGCTCCGTCTTCTCTATCAATAACTACAAAAGCCCAAAAATGTTTTATTTCTTTTTGTGGTGTACTTTTATCTCTTACTTTAATATCTAATGGTAGAGGATTTGGATATTGTTTTAGTCGTACTGGCTTATCTTCAGTATTCCAGTATAAATATCCTACTATTGCACTTGATACTACACGAAATTGATATTTTTTGTCGTTTTTCTTAAACTTTAAATAGTTTGTCTTTTTCTCTGGCACTTCATAATTTGTTGGTAGAAATGAGTTCATATTATTTGATGATGAGTGAATTATACGTTTTAAGAATTGCCCCTTTGATTTCTTTGCCTTTTTTTAATGCTTCTTTGATTGCGATTTTGTCCGGTGTTTTTGTGACTTTGATTTTCATATACTTGTTTGGGACTTCGCAGAGTATCTCGACACTCTCGGTTTTCCTTAGAGAAAAGTTACCAATAGTTGTTTCAATCTTTTTGATGTCGTTGACTTCCATTGTGTACTTGACGTAGTTTTTGATGTTCTCGGTGCGATTGTCCACCATTCTTTTAAGTTCTTGTAGGCGTTTGATCTCGCTGTCGATTGCGATGCTTTGCGTTTCTAGGTGGCGTTCGTACTTGAGGACGTTCTCCGCTTTGTCTTTTAGTTGCATGTTTACGCTGTCGAGATAGGTTTGTAGTTCGGTTGCATCGTCACATAGGTCTTCAATTTTGCGTATGCTTGTTGCGATTGCGTATAGAGTTTCCATATTATTCTTGTGCTGTTAGCCATTGATCTATGCAATAATGTACTAGACAATATGCAGATGACCACGAATCAAATTCCATTCCACATCTTTTACATTTATACATTAGAGTATTTTAATCTTAATATTTCGTTTGTCCGTTGAGTCGTATGTTAGTTTCTTTTCTGTAACGAGTTCGTCTTTGTAATTCGTTACTGATTGGATTGACCGGTCTAGTACTTTGCACATATCTGTGTAGGTTGTGTGCGGTACATTTCCATCTTTGTCTGCTTTGCTTTTGAGATATTCAAGCAGTTCTTCTTTTTTTGTCATATTCACTTCCTTTCTATTCTTATATAGTTATATGTATATATCATATATCTATATGCGGTATTTGTCAAGGCGTCTATCTCTCATAGTACAAAAATGCGTCGCCTCTACTCCGGCTTCGATTTGCCATTCTTTCCGCATCTCAGTTTGCATCTGGTCAAGTTCCTCTGTCAAAGCGTCGAGATCGTTGTTTTCATCCACTAGACTATCTTGCCAGTCTTGCCATTCTTTTTGGATTGTCATAGATTTAGTTTATACACACAACCGTCAATGTGATACTCGCCAAGAGGGATATACCCAAACACATCACTGTCAAGACTTGCCTTTTCTACTTGTACGCCGTCCTCTAACTCATACCAGTGATCGTTTCGTCCTTCAATGTAAATACTTCCATCTTTTTTTACTTTGGTGAGGTTTTTGATAAGCATGTCATCCTTGTACTGTACAGCTATGACACTTCCAACAGGACACGGTGCATAGACTACTGATATTCGTTCTTCATCGTAGAATTGGGGTTCCATTGAGTGACCCTCCACAGAAAATATTATAAAAAATAGTGCGAACATATTATTTCTTTGTTAATAAATAAGTTAGTAAACTACCGTATGTGCTTATATCTTCTCCTTTGTATTCTGCACTTTCTCGCAGATTGTTTGCTTTAGCCTTTAGAAATGTACAGTTCTTTTTTGCCCATTTGAATATGATTTTGTCGTAAGGCTTTATAACTCCAAATTCTGATATGATGTCTTTTGCTGTTTGTTGCCAGAATGTTGCACAAAGTTTGTCATCTTTTTTCTCATAACGAGAAGCGTCATATTTTGGTTTTTCCATTTTTTTATTTTTTAAAATACATAACTCCAATAATGCTATACCCGAATCTAATCACTCCCCATTTATCACCGTAGTATGGTCGCTGTGGACAGTCGAATCCTCTATAAAATATTCTTATTCTCCAAATACTAGTCATATTTTTGTTTAATTTACCGCTTTTGCACCTTTTCTAATTAAATCTCCTGCGACATCTCTGCTTATTCTTTGAATGTAATATACTGGCTTGCAACATACTCCTTGAATGATGTATGGGTTATTTTTATTATCGTAAACTATATCACCATTTCCATATCCCATAGGGATCATCAAAGTTTCTTTTTTAATTCTGTCATTCTTCATTCTTGTATTTGTTAATTATAAAACATTTCCCCCGATAATCCCCCGTGACGTTTTTGCTTGAATACTAGACCACTCAATCCCACATTCAAGCCCATGTTGCACTCCTGCAGAGCATGGAATTTTTGTGGTATCGAATGTTTTTAATCAGTCATTTTTTTTGTTGGGACTGAATTATCGTAAACAACATTTTAAGGTAAAATAAATCTACCTATGCAAATTATATAAGCATATATAACTCTATAATACATATAATCATTTAGCCCTTTTTGGTCAATGGAATCCTAGCAGGCTCAATGGACTCCTCAATTATCTTTTATAATCCTGCGGCTGAACTTTGAACACTTTTTCAAACGAATTTTGTTACTCCTTTCGGATGTGTCCACCGTCGTTCACTAATGGCTTCTGTGCAACTTTTGGCGCACGCTGTGTTTTACCACTTTGATATATGTTTTCTTTGTATATAAAAAGCCAACCTATTTTTGATTGGCTTTGAAAAATCCTTCATTTACTAAAAAGTCATATGTATGTCTTGCATTTCTTTTTATTTCTGACTGTCCTCTTTTAGATTCTGATACAGCAATATACGAAATTACAAAGAATTCTTTATCAACTTCTTTCCCAATGAGATTTTCAACTAAATTATATGTTCCTGATCCATGCACCTCTTTAAATCTTTTTAGTTTTTGTTCTAGTGTCCATTTTTCTTTCATATTTTTTTAATTACTTATAAAAAAAGCACCGACGCCCAAATTTGGGAAGTCGGCGTAGGTGCTTTGTACTTTATTATAACACTTCCCATGGAAATAATAAAGGTTTTACATTGATAACGTGTATTATAGCACACCAATATTTCCTGTCAAGCGTCGAGTTATCCACAGTTTAATGCGTACTATGGATAATGTATTATTTATGCGTTTTTTCGAATGTAAACGCCCTATAGAGTTACTATAGAGCGTTATTTGTTAGAGTACATAAATTACTCTCTTGTTCCGGCATGTTTCACAAGTCCCAACATAGACACGTTTTTTGATCGGTTGAGCCTCACAAAATTTACAATGAGTGCAGTAGTGTAATCTACCAGTATTGATGTGAACACAGGCGATTGTTTTCTCTTTGCACTCTGAACACATACGAACCAATAGATTACGCATATTACCTCCTTTGCAAACTTCCGTCCTTATGGATAAACCACTGGATTGGGCTTTCCAGTTTTAAACAGCAGTCCTTATAAAAACAGTCACAGCACCAGAGAATACCAGTGGAGCAATTCATTGGAATACATCCTTTTTTGTTATCTACATTGATTACTGTTTCGTTTGTATGCTTTCTTTTGGGCTGTCGTGATATCGCTCGTGCAATATCCCATGCAACATCATTGAGACGCTTTTTAGTGACTTTGAGTTTCCCCATTATCTCCTCCAGTTCGGACAATTCATCAAATCCATGATGCGCTGTACATTTGCTTCTCTTGCATGGCACAAAGGACACTTGGCATTGAATGATGGTTTGCCATGCTTTTTTAGGACATCCAAAATAAATTCCTTTGGGAAATGCCAGTCCTTGCCATTGTAACAGATTGCCGAATGTTCTACGCAATGCAATGTCATCACCATCTCCTTTCGTAAGATTTTATTCGTTGCATTTCCTTTTCAAAGCAGTCCTGACACATTGTCGTGGACTCTCTGGTTGTTTCTTCTGGCTTTAAATCGTCAAGCCAACAATGCTCAATGCCTTCTCTGCATGTGGCACAGTCATGTTGCATTAGACCTTTATAGCATCCGATGAGATTGGTTGGCACACAGCTTTTACAAACACGTGTCATGTAAATCATGCTTCACCTCCGATTGTTAAAGAACGCCGAATTTATACGCAAATGCGTATGTAAAAAATAAAAATATTCCTGCAAAAACTGTGATGTAAAATAATATTGTGATGGCAATGCTGTAATCTGATAGAAATTCCTGTTCGCCGTCTTTCTGTCTTAACTCTTCATCGTCAATCTTTATGATTTTATTCATTGATTGCCTTAATGATTATTGCGTCACATTCGTTCTTTTGATGTAACTAATATCTGCTTGCATCTGTGCCAGTGATATTTCAATATCTGTCATGCACTTTGATTGTTCTTCTGCAAGAATTTCATGTTTCGACCATCGAATTGCTCTGTCATTTTCAATTTGTGTTGTTCGATAAGATAGTAACTCTATTTGTTTGATAATGCCGAAATATCCACCAAATGCGACAAACAGGATGGTGAGTATGTATACAAGAAACTGAACTCTTGCAGTAAACCATTGGAAATTTTCCTCCTTCATTTTTTTATTTGTCTAAATAATTATCAGATGCAGACCCTTTGTTGCTGAAATAGAAAACGGATGCACCGCTTGCCAAAAGCATGAATTGGTCTACAGGTAGTAGTTTTGTAAGAAAGCCAACACAAGCAGTAACTGATAGTAGTATAAACACGATCTTCGATGCTGATTTTAATAAATTTTCCATACTCTTATTATAACAAACTTAATATCCAAGCGATGATGACAAATCCTGCACCGATAGAGAAATACTTTGCTCTTTCAAAATCCTCGTGGTCTTGTAATGGTGCGAATTTCTTTCTTTGTTCCTTTGTGAGCTTTTTCATATTATTTGCAATGCACCGGACAATGTGTGCATTCTATTTTACTAATTAAACGATACGAAACAATTTTGTATGGATTTGCTTTTCTTTTTGGCGTCCAGAGATTTTTGAGTGAGCCGTCGAGTGGGTCAAGGATTGTGTTATCCGGATACCATATAAAGAAGTGTTGTCCTCCATAGTGGTCAGTTTCTGCAATACATACCATATCTGGTGGTGTTGTGGTTTTTCCGTCATCTTTCAATCCGAGAAAGTCAGACACTCTTTTTTGCACGATCTTACAACGAAGATTATACATTTTTTTCTCTGTGAGCAACCAGTCAAGGATGCCCGGGTGGCACTCAACCGTTCTGCCTTTCGGGTCAACGATCGTGTCGTCATACACCATGCAGAAGCACGTTGTTAGGCAACCATCTGTGCCTATTGTTACATTACAATTCCCTAGTTTTTGCTTACTCCATCTAGGATTACGTTGCGAGTACGATTTCATTATTTTTTTTATTAATATTTAACTTACCAGAGTGATATTTTTTAGTATGTTCTGACCTACTTATCAGCATTAAATTATCTATTGAATTGTCAGACCTATTCCCATTTATATGATGTATTGTTTCATTGAATGATAATTTTCTACCTATCTTTTTTTCCATTATTATTCTGTGCTCATATTTTAATTTTCCTTTAACATAAATTACTCTATAACCATCCACTCTTATATATCCTCCTTTATATCCATGATGGTCTATTCCGCATTTTCTTTTGATTAGATGTTGCATTTTGAAAAGTTGTTCTTTTGCATAACATCCACAACTTATAGATTTACCAGTATTTATACTAGATAAATACAACTCTCTTATATTTCCACAGTCACATTTACATAAAACAACCCTACTTCTATTTTTTTTATTTACCTCTTTAATTATTGTCCATCTTTGAAACCTATCACCAGCATTTACTTCTATTTTTTTCATTAAGTTGTTTTTAAATATTACAACTTAATTATAGCATATCATGTAACATTACACAACCCGTCTGATTTGATCGTGTTACCGTTGCAAGTGCCGAGTGTTTGGCTTGCATAGCGTGGATTTTTTTGCGAGTATGCTTTCATTTATGTGATGGTTAATGATTATACCGCTGTACGTACAGCAGTTGTCCTTCCTGTACTTGCTGTTCTTACGCCAAATGGAATATTTGTACTCCACACTGGACCATTGGTTAATGCTAAATTTTCTCCGCTTCCTGAAGTGTCATATAGAGTAGTTCCTTCACCTTCATTGCATAACCATTCTCCAACCAATCCTGATCTAGAAAATTTATTATATATAGCTAAATCATTTGCCTCTTTATTTGTAAATGCTCTATTCCATACTCTTACTTGAGTGATATTACCCCTAAAAGCTCCTGCAACATAAGACATAGGAGAAAAAACTGTATTAGGAAAAGTAGCTTTACTCACTGTTGCTTTGGCTAATAATATTCCTTCTAAAAAAATCTTTATTTCAGTAGAGTTGCAAACAAATGTAAGCGTTACCCACTTATTTTTTGGCATTGATCCAGTCACTGTTGTTGTTCCGTTCCAACTAACATTATACGTGTCAAAACTGATTATCCCAGACCTCGTAAGATTCGATTGATAGCCGCCATTTCCATATTTAAATATTTGCTGAGTAGATGATCCTCCATACCAATAATACAAACCAGACATCGTAAAAAATTCTAAGTCATAGGTATCTGTATTTTTATATGCATATCCATTAGAGGTATTAAACAAAACGCTTTTTGCCGCATCACTAGGATTTTTTCTTATCTCATCAACTTGAAATCCGTCTGCTGAATATCTTATTCCTCTTATCATAAAACTATGTTATATGTATTATTTTATATCCTGGGTATTGTCCTCCACTTCCTCCAGCATTTTTACCTTGTATAACTCTTATTCCTCTTTCTGTGATTTCTGCATTAGTGATATGATCGTGAGCACAAATTATAGCCTTAACATTCTCGAACTGTCTGATAGAATCCATAAAATCTATTTTGTCTCCCATAATATACGCTTGAGTACCAATAAGAGAATAGTGTGTTATAACTATTGATGGTTCAATATTAGCAGCTAATTCTGTCTGAAGATACGTTATTGCCGCTGACATATCAGAGGATGTTTCGCTGGAATCTATCAAATAAATATTATAACCCCCATAACTAATCATTCTTGGCAGTGTGTGATTTACTCCTGCCGCCGTAAGTGATGCCTCTAAATCTACCCTTACTGTTGCATCATGATTTCCCCACACCCAATGCCAAGGACAGTTTAATTTATTTATTTCTATCAAGAAATTAGCGACATCAGAAGCATCATCGTGAAAACTATCTCCATTTACAACTACAAAAGATAAGTTGTGAATATTAAGACTAGACACTATCGTAGGAAAGATAGTAGCATATTCAGTTCCTGCCTGAGACCAGTGAATATCATTTATCAGTCCAAATTGTAGACCTTGATTTGATTTTCTCATTATTTTCTCATTATCGATAGCTTACAGTTACTGCGACATCTGCTGTCGTTGTAAAACCAATGTATATTCCAGTTCCACAAGTAACATCTAAAATTACCGTAACTGGAACAAGTGCGGCTGCTGGAATATAGTAACTAAAAACAGTCGGAACAGCCTCAGTTAAACTGTCATAGAGAAATATTGTTCCAGCCGTAGCTGCTGCATCCAATGGGGAAAATGTTAAAGAATGAACAAATCCTTCTCCTGCTTTAACTTGAGTATCAGCTACACAATAAGCATAACTATATCTCTGTTCTGTTTTTAAAACGTCATTTGTTAAATCCTCGCCTGCGATTGCAGTTGCCAAATCAACTGATTTTGCATTGCTTGTTTCGTTAAACGTAGCATTTGCAATTACTTGTTCTGTATACTTTGTATTTAGTCCTGACATATTGTTTACTTATTAAATTATTATGATAATAAAAAGGTTTCAGCATCTTCTACCATTATAGCAGATGGGCATTTAATACATTGTAGGTTTCTTTCATCTGAAATTCTCCATTCGTGGTGAACGCATTGAGTAACGCCAGTTCTCTTGATCTCGTCATGCGTGATTGAGAATACTGTTTTGTTTGACAATTCGTCTTTTTCTTCTTCTTTTTTCTCTTTCATATTATTGGTAATAAGAATTATTCTTTCGTTCTTCTAGTGCTTGATACAGTATTTCATCTTTTATCGGTGTTCTTGATGTTTCCCCGACTATCGGTTTTAGTTTTTCTTGGAGTTTCTTTTTTTCTTTTACCTTTTTTTCTTCCTTTGTAAGTTTCTTTGTTTTAATAACTCCATTTTCAAGATATATCAATGTGTCATCAAGCGTCTTTGATTCTCCTGTGAGTAGTACTTCTTGCTTTAGTGCGTCTAGTTGTACCTGTCGTTTTTGTTCGGTCAATTTCTCACGAGCTAAAGCCTCCCATTGTTCTTTTGGAATATCTGATACTTGTTTGCCTGTTGCTTTATTTATGATAGTTTCACCTAGTCCGGGCTGACTTCTGTATTCAATGCTTGGTGCGCCTGATGGAGTAGTCGTCATTTTAGGTATTTGGTCACCGTATGTCATTGACCCAACACCGAACGCTCCCGGTATTGCCATCGGTAGTCCTTTTTCTGCTCCGTATTCTCGTGAGAGGTCAAAAGCATCCTGCGCAATCATTGGAATAAATCTGTCTAAAACTTCTGCAGGCAAATTAAACTCTTCTCCAAACTGTTTTCCTTGTGATGCTCTTATCGCAAATGATGTCAATGGATTTGCTTTTGATTTCAAAAAGTCAATAAATATACTTTCTCTCGTTGGTGCGTTATATCCACCAGAACCTAACTCTGTTTGTTTTCCTGTTGTTGTAGATATTTTTTCTCCTGTAGTAAGTTGTCCAATAAGACGTGCGTACTGTTGAAAACCTCCCCATATATCATAACGTGTATTTCCCATTTTAATTTTCCCAAAGTCTGCACTGCGTGGGTCTGTACCTACTTCTGCACCGTTAAGTTTCGCTAAAGCTAATACACTCATGCCAGTACCAACGAATGACGCTAAATATTTTAAGGCTTCTTTTCGTACTGTTGGGTGGAGTTTTGCGTAATAGACTGGATTGATAAGGTTCAAACGTGATGCCATCAATCGTGGAGAGAAGAATATGCCATTTAGGAGGCTTGCATGTTCGTCAACGCCTTTCCATAACTTACCTCTACCAGTCGCCGAACCTACAAAAGTCGCTGCATCATCAAAGAATTTCGCGTCTGTTATCCCCTCAAGTTTTGCAGTTTCCACGAAATTATCGAATAAATCCATACGCATTTTGTTCAAGAATCCTGAATACGCTCTGTTTGAGCCTTTTGCTAATTTCCCGAATAATGGTATTTTTTCAGCCCAGTTAGACATAAATTCTTCCTCTCTGTTTGTTAAACCTTGGTTTATATCAGTGAGAGAAAGTTTGTGTTTCTTATAGAGGTCATAATTCGGACTTGTAACGATGTCGGCTTTTAGATTTCTGTAAGCGTCTTCGCTAAAAGCATACTTTAACATCGAGCCAAAGTTTTTAGCGAACATTTTTGGATTGCGTGCCATTGTAAATATACCTTGACGCAAAGGTGCGGAAAGGTCTGCTGTCGCCATGATTGATCGTGGGAGGTTAAGAGCCTCACTGACTTTGTTTTGTAGTGACTTTGGAATGTCTGCGTAGATATTGTCAAGTAGGTCAAAAGTTGCGAGTGCTTTTTTCTTTGGGTCAAGGATTCCTTTGATTGCCTCCGCTTGTCTTACGATATTGTAGTATTTTTCGTTTGATAGTTTTACACTTTCACCGCCAACTTCTTTTATAGCCTTATTTACATACTGAATAATTCCGTCTGGAGAAAGTCTGTCAATCGTTGATGCGGCTTGAACTGTGCGCCCTGCTTCCGTTAAGTTTCGTGCGTTCTGTCTTGCGATGTCTACTGCCTTACCCATAGCAACCTCAAAGTCTGCACTGTTTCCTGTAGCCTTTGATTTTGTTGCAATTTCGTCATAATGCTTGATGAGTTCATTTGCTGTGAATGTTGCCTCGTCTGTTCCGCCTGACATTGCAATTCTTTCTGCTTCTGTAGGGTTGTCGAATATGAGTTGCTGTGCTTTTTTAATTCCTGCTTCGTTATGTTTGACGTTATAAGTGTCATCAACACGAGAGGCTAAGTCCTGTGATAGTTCCGGTGAATTTTTTACAGTTTCGACAAATCCTCTTTCTTTTGATTTTGCTTTAGTTGGATTGATAATTTCATCTGCTCTTTGTGCAAGTACTTGAGAGTTGACATTTCCACTTTCTTGTGCTACTCTCGGCGTATATGAAGACTCTAAAATATTTGTGGGAACATTCTGACGAGATACTATTTGCTGTGGTATATTTTGGTCTGATGCTAATTTTTGTATCGGAAGTTGTCCACGGATTCCTCTCGTAGTTGGAATGAATGTATCTGCTAACTCTGCACCAGCATTTGCTAGTTTTTGACCTGCTGTACCGGCTTTATTGAAAGCACCGGCTGTTTTTCCTATTCCTTTTGCAATACCAGCAGTTTCAAGTCCTGCAAGAGGCACTTGTGCCATTCCCCACACTGCACTTCCCAAGCCTTTTTCGCCTTCGATAACATCATTTGATATATTCGCAAAATCAGACTGATAACTTTTAAACGGAGAAAGACCGGGAATTTTATATTCTCGTTGGTGCGTTTTCCCATTCTTAAGAATAATCTGTGGCATCTCTACTGCTGATGCAATAAATTTTGCAGGCGTACCAACGAGAGTGTCGGCTGTTGCTTGTGGTACTTTTTTAATAAAGTTTTTTGCCATACCAAAAACACTATTCTCTGACTTGGAGAATTGCTCTGCTTGTCGTCCTTTATCTACAGCTTGTTCGTAACTTATTCTCGGCGGTGGCGTGGCTGTCTTCGCTTTTAGTTTTGCAATCTTAGTAGTAAGGACTTGTTTTTTTAAGTCGATAATCTTTTTTTGCAATTCTTGTTTTTTCGCTGTGGGATTTTGATTTTGTTGATTTATGGAATCACGAACATTGCCTACTTTTTTATAGGTTTTACCATATCGAACTTTTATATTTCCATCATTGACATTGCCTATTTTTGTCCATCCCATTTTATTTAACTTAACTCATAAATGTCCCCAGTGTTTGGGTCTGTCCAAGTTTTTTTAGCACTAGCCTGTGTTCTTGATTGGTATAGTTTTTGATTTCTTGCGGCGGCATCTTGTTGCGCTTGATATATCAACTGCGCGACTTGCTGACGAGCCTGTGCTTTCTTTTCAGCGATCGTTTGCAACGCATTGTATGAGTTATTTTTTGCCGATGTGATGTCTTGTCCTTTTGCTGCAGCCAATTTCGCGATCAATTCTTGCAGGCTTGTTTGGTATTGTCCTTGCGTTCGTTCAACTTGTTGCGAGCGTTGCTCACTGTCCGATGTGTTGTAGGCGGCGAATAGAGATGCCAACTTGTTCAAGTCTTCCGTTTTTGCTGTGTTAAGTTCGTTTTCTCCTAGTCGTTGGCTTTCGGAATACTGTGAGACAATCCCATTGAGGGTTTCCTCAAGTTGTCGTTTTGCATCTTTTGCACCGAAGTCACCACTTGCAGACTTTTGCAAACTTTTTACATAGGCTTGCATCTCTGGGTCGCCAGAAAGTCCTGCGCCATTTCCCAACGCTCCACTTGCGAGCGTTTGACGAGTTCCCCCTAGGTCTTGCTGTGTTGGCATTTGGTCTATTGGTGTTTCACCCATTGCGATAAGTTCCTGTTCATATTGTGCTATTTGGTCTTGTACTTGTTTTAATTCGGCGTCACTTTGTGCCATTTCTTGATCGAATTGATTTGCCCCGGGATAAATTTCATTTGGTTTATATTGCTTTGTTTTTTCATTTTGAATATCTGCATTTGTTTGATACCCGCTAGGGAGACTATAATCTTGAAGTTGTGTTGATACTTGTACGCCGTTTTTTGTTGTTGTCTTTGGGTCTTCAGAATAAAACAAACTATCAGGATTAGATGGATTAACATTCATTATTTGTCCATTCTGTCCAGTTACAGTTCCAATCGTATCTCCTGTATTTGTTACAAGACCGCCTTGTTTTTCAAATAAACCAGAAAGACCTAATGACCTCGCCATTGCTTCGTATGGTTTTTCAGTACCGTATGTTCCTGTTATCTTTGGGCTTAGACCCAAAGGATCAGTGATAACTTGTGCTGCACGACCAAGTTTTGTGGGAACTATTGACGATCTAATATTAGCGTTTGTCGGCGTTGCCTTTTGTCGTCCCTGTTGTGCTAAATTCTGTTCGCTTGTCAAAGGCGTTGTTACTGCTTGAGCTGTTGGTGTCCCGAGTGTATTCTCCCATACCGTTTTCGCAAGTTCACGAACATTCGATGATTTGCTTGATGATTTACTAGATGATTTCTTTTTCGTCTTTGCACGCTCTGACGCTTTTGCATAAACATCATCTTGTTGTTTGACAAAAGCCTTCTGTTTGCTTGGTGCAACAGAATATCCTTGTCCTTTGTATGTTACTGTGTTCTTCTTTTTTGGTAGAGTTCCGTAAGATTTGAATTTTGTTAGTGTTCCCATATTGGTTTACTTATTGAATTAAATGTAGAGTTACATGGTCTTGGCTTTGGTCTTGTTGGTTTCATATTATTTTAGTCATTTTTAAATTTGATTTATAGCAAACCAGCTTTGCATATTTTTCGTTCCTGAATTAGTCCATAATCCTCCTGTAGCATCTTTATATACGGTAAATGTTATACCTGCTAATATCGCAATTCCTATCGAATCAGAGGCTGCACTATCTTTTACGCGAGCTACAACTGTTTGTGCATTAACAAATGTAAATGGAACTGTGAATGTGAAACCAGTTGCATTACTCGTGCCTGACATCGTTTGACATATAATAGTAATATTTTTCCCCTGAATAATATATAGTGGCACTACTGTTGGTTTAGATGAAAACCCAGTATATACTGGTGCCCAATTTAATGCCCTTGTCTCAAAAATTGGTCTTTGAATAAGATTTTTTGCTGTATACGTTGGTACGCTCCATGTATAACCAGCACCTGCTGAAAGAGTCGCGGCGAAACGTCCAATAACTTCGTAATAATCTGTAGCCGATGCGTTAGTTATTGTTGATATTGCACAATATTTTTCGTTAGTTGTCGTTGCGGAAAAATCATCATAACTGCAAGCAAATGGAATACGAGAAAACCCAAGCACGACTCCGTCAGTAGCGTTATACCCGAGATAAACAAAGTAATCTATTTCTTTTGTCGCAAGTTCCGTACTACCAGCATTACACCAGTTTGTACCGTCTGCTTTTGCAACAGATAGAGCAGATGTTATTTCTCTAACTGTATCACCAATCCTACAAACAACTGGGTCTGTTGGTGTCGGGTCTGCTCCTGCTAAAGTCTTGATGGCGACTGTAATACCTGCGGCATCTGTTACTACTATTTTACCATTCAATAAATGCCCTCGCGGTGATTGGTACACCTTGTCCATTTCTCCTGCGTTTGTTGTACAGCGGACTTCTTCTGCTGTGGTGTGCGCATAAGCGAGTGCAGCATGATTTACGTTTGTTGCTGTTTTAGATGTGATATATGCAACTTCTGGCGTTCCTGTACCGTTAGCACCAAATGTCAAATAAAATGGTGCATCGATTGTTGGTATAGAGTTTAGTGGACTTGTCGTTGCACCAGCCAATATATTTGACGTTGGGTTGGTTGCAAAGAAATTCTGATGATTTATCATATTATTTTTTAAATTATTAAATAGTTTTCGGCTGATAAAGTGCGTTAATCTCTTTGTAGTTGAACATTATGGCATTGACTTCCCATGACTTGTCACCATTATTGTCTTCTACTTTTATTTGTATATTTCGACCTAATTTATTTATTGGCATTTTTATAAATTTTCCACCTCCGAGATTAGTCGCTATTGTAAGAGAGCCACCACCTTGTCCTAATGTTTCATCTCCTATTGCACTAAGTGCCATTCCTGCGTACCCTGTATTGCCAGTTGTAATTATCCTTGTTTTTGCTAATTCTCCATCAATATATACTGTTACAGTTATCAAGCCGGGCGTATCACCAATATAAACCTCTGTGTCAAGAAAGAATTTCATTTGTGCATATTTATCCATCTCATATTTCTTCGAGAGGAGTGCTGTGACGATCGTATATCCTGCGTCCTGTTTAGTTGTATCATCAAAGTAATATATTGAACCGTCTGTAGATGAGCCAAAATATAGCCGTGTTTGTCCGCTTGTATTTTTATATGTTGTAAAACAGTTTGCTCCACTAGGGTCACCGTTAATATCTGATAACTGCCATTCCCACCAGCCTAATCTCTGACGGTCATATACCATTATTGTGTCGTTTGTTCCGCCACCTCCTGATGTATATGAGAGGTAGTAATGATTGTCATAGTATATAGCGACAACGTCATCAAGACGTGATTTCTCAATTTGTTTTATTGCATTATCAATGCGAAGTGAAACAATATTCGTTCGTATTTGGTCTACAACATTCGGCTCATATCCTGTCGCAAAAACCCCGGCTTCATTGAACATGAAGTTGTCATTGTCTACTGTATCTATCGTAGCGTGTGCGTCACATCCGCGCGCAGGGTCTACGAGTTCAAGTGTGATGAGTTGGTATGTATCAGAGCCAACAGACGCCCTCCATAAACTCTTTTCTTTTGTTGGGTAAAGAAAGTCCTGATGTTTGAACATGCCTTTTAGGTTTGTGCCGTCATCTTTAGAAACATAAACAGAAGTTGCCAAAGGATTGCCAGTTGCGTTATAAGTATAGTTTCCGATATTTGTATCTGTTCCACTGCGGTATAATCGTGTCGGATATGTTGAATTTCCACCAGCCCATAGACATGACTTGTAGTAAATCATCCAACTAGCGGCAACTGAATTTGCTGTATCTTCTCGAACAGTACCGCCGTCATAGTATCGTATTAAGTCTGTTCCATCTGCAATAAAGAGTTTTCCACCAGCTTGTACAAAGTCAGTTCTTCCAACAGTAAACGCACCAGCACTCGCAGGTGCGGCGGATAGAGCAACTGCTGTACCAGTTTCAACGGAATACATCACTCCGTTTGCCATTGCCATGAGATTCCGAGTAGCACCATTTACATAAGACCCAAGCCCGTCAATTTTTGTCGCACCTGCAATAGTACAAAGTTTCACGATTCCCGGTCGCTTTGCTACAGAGTTTTTACCGACAGCCCAAATATTATATCCATCAGTACATTCATTCTTCGCGATCATTGTATCACGAGTGAATTGATTGATACCTTTGCCAAGATCGTCTATTTGTAGATTTTTGATTTGTTTATTATTAGGCATTTGGAAGTGTAGTAAACATTAAGCCTCCATCATTTTCAATTTTATCACTCATCATATCTCGCAATCGTCTTTCAACTTCTCCCAGTGACGTTTGAGCATCTTCCAATGGGTCTGTCTCTGCTTGACGAATTTTTGCGTACGCATGGAGTGATACTGCCATTGGGTCGTCAACGATACAAATATCCGTATTGTTTACCAAAGGTGCAGGATTATAAGTATAGTACACAGTGTATGTTTCGTCCGATGCAGTATTCAAGTAGTATCCCGATGTTTGATTTCCTGTTATCCAGTAAACATCACCGCCTGTTCCGTCACTGTCATCTTTTGATATTTTTATTAGTTTTAGATTAGACGAATTTACCACATCAATAATAGACTTGAAATCATCCGGTAACGCGATCGTTCCGCTTACTGTAGTCAATGATGTGTTTGTTTCTAATCCGAGATATTCTGCACAATACTGTTGAGCATTATTTAGTAAACGTGTCCAGTATGTGAGAGTCGCTGAATCAGTCGGTAGTATCCCCGAATCATGTTTGTCTGCGATATTTTGCAGAAGGTCTGCTAGTGTTTTTTTAACGAAAACCATAATATTATTAAAATTCTTAATACTCGCAAAAAGAACTCTACAACTTTCTGCGAGAAGTAAGGACGCTAATCTTCATCATCAGTCATTCTGTATTTGTCCCTCAATTCTCGAGCCTTGTAGAGTTTAGATAATGCTCTTATATAACCTGTTATTTTAGTAAAACGCTTGAATAGTTCAAGGTGTGAACTACCAATTTCCGTTTCCATTTCTTCGAGTATTCTTTTATAATTCTCCGTGGTTTTTTCGTATCCACGCTTTTCAAGTTCTGTGCGAATGAATTTATCAATTTCGCTTGTAGGCATTTTTATAGTGAACTCATCTTTTGTGTTATGAGTATCAAAAATTTCATCAATATATCTTTTGTTTTTGAGTCCCTCCCAAATGTCAAGTTTTTTCTCTTCTTGACTCAAATCATCGGAGGCTTTATTTTCGTTGCCTTGTAGAGTGTCTGATTTAAGTTCTATTGGGTCACTTCCTATTATAGCACTTTCGCTATTTTTGTCTTGCGCGATACGCTCCCTAAATACTTCTGTCATAGGTCTATTATCATAAATAAATAACTTCTTCCCGGAAACCACTCTGATTTTATCTCGTGAACAGTTGTTTTCCCGTACTTTTCTCCCATTGATTTTAAATATTCCTCATCAAATTCCCACAGATGTTCAGGGTCATTATATTCCATTTTTGCTGTTGAAATGATTACTCGGCGTTTTGTAATACGTGCCATCTCTTTTATGAGGTCTTCAGGATTTTCCAAGTGTTCAATAACTTCACCGGAAACTGAAACATCAAACATTTTGCTTGCGATCATTGATTTCGTACAATCTCCAAAAATATATATGACTTTGGGATATTTACGTGATGCTTTTTTTATTGTTTCTGTTGAAAAATCCAATCCAAAACTATATTTAAAATTCTCTCTTGCTTTATCAGGAAACGCAGATATGCCACATCCTATGTCAATAATATTCTCACCTTTCCCAGCGAGTTTAAGATATTCTTTTTGACGCAATCCGAATTTATGCGTTGACGCATGTTTATTCCAATAAGATTGACTATTGATATTTTCTTTATTTATTCGTTTCATATTTTCTTAAATTTTCCATAAATGTTCTATTGTATTCTCGTTCCACGTATTCTCTTTTTGCACCCATCATTGCACAAAGTTCTACTGTCAAATCTCTTCCCATTTTATACATCACAACATTTATACCGTCCGACTCTTTTATGTCTGATTCTTTTCGTTTTGTTTTGTATTCTTTCCACAATCTCCCTCTTTTGTTTGGGTCGTTGGAAAGTGATTTATATATTTTTAAATCTTTTTCATTCATATTTTTAAAATTGAGAGGGTGCTTTGTAAGCCACCCTCATAGAGTTAAATAGGTTTCCAATATGCTGTTGAACCTGCGACACCTCTCTTTTCCGATAAGACGTTCTTTGCTTCAAGAATATCTTTCTCGGACATTTGAGATGTTCTTACAGCGCAACTTCCATACTGCGCTTCACCTGAAAACCAAATCTTCCGCAATACATCCTCATTCCAGCAGATGTCATACATGCCACGATTGGCGTAGATGTGACTTCCCGGATAAGGCGTAAATATCGAAACATCAAAGTTATCAGGTTGTTCTGTTTCCAACCACTTTTTTGTGGTGGCGACTGTCTTTGGTGATTCGCTTGGCAATCCGACGATCATGTAAGTCTTTACACGAAGTTCGATGCGTTTACAATTCCGCACAAAGTCAGTATCTTGTTTTACAGTTGTCCCCTTGTTACACACAACTTCGTGTATATAAGGGTCTGCACTTTCCACGCCTACAGCAAGTTCAGCACATCCTGTATCTTTGAGCATCTGCAAATCTTCAATGGTTGCGAGATTGGTGCGTGTCATACATCTGTATGGTACGCAACGTTCTTTTAACCCGTTAAAGATTATTCTATCACGTTTTTTGTTCAAAAGAACATCATCGTCATAGATCGCGAATGCTCCAAACCCTTTTGTCATCAGGTAATCAACTTCCGCAAGGACATTCTCTGCCGTCCTAAACCGAAGAGGGCTTTTTCCGATTTCCTGTTTGGCACAAAATGAACATTTGTACGGACAATTCCCACGCTTCGTCATGATGTTGATGCACCGCTTTCCTTCCAATCCGTACCCGTATTTCGACAGGTCGATTGCGTCCCAATCGGGAAAGAAATTCGGGTCAACGTGACCATAACTCTTATTTACACCTTGAACGAATTGCAACATCGCTTCCTCACCTTCGCCACTGATAACATAAAAATCTTTGCATTTATCAGGACTATGGGTAGGGAAAGCTCCGCCAATAACGAATTTCGCGCTTGGGTTGTCCTCCCACAACTTGTCACGCATCCGTTTAACGTCTTCGAACTGGGTTATCTGGCAGGTAAAAGCGATAATGTCCGCTTTAATATATGGCAGTTCCTTGCCACCTGTCAGGTCATAGAACAGTGGGTCATATCCGTTTCTTTTCAGATAAGCCGAGATGTAGAGTAATCCAAGGCTAGGAAAAGCGAATGGATATGTGAGATATGGGCTGTCTGGTTGAATGAGTGCTATACGCATGATTTTACTCCTTGTATGACGTAGTTTTGCTCTCTTACGCTTAACGCATAAGTCGGCAGTGTAATTGTTGACGCTCCCATCAGTTCTGCAACGGGTAGAGATACTTTCTTGTACCCATGACTTTGATACCACGGCTCTTTATGGATTGGCGGATAATGGATTGATGTTTCAATTCCTTTCTCCAACAATCGCCTACGAATAGCATCACGCCGTTTTGGGTCTACCCAGATAACAAACATGTGACATGCGTGCGTTCCTGTGCGTGTAGGATAGCCTACAATGCCCTGTAGCGCGTTTTCGTACCGTTTGTATACATCTAACCGCTTGGTGTGTGTTTTTTCGATACGCTTCATCTGACCGATAAGCAGAGCCGCCTGAAAATCAGTACAGTCGTACTTATAGCCAAAGTCAACCATGACACGTTTACCGTCAATGTTCCGCACACCGTCACGCACGAGTAGTTTGCACTTCTCAATCTCTGGCGTAACGATCGCACCGCCTTGACCACTTGTGATGTTCTTAGCGGCGTGGAATGAGAAACATGCAGAGAAACCTAATTGGCCGGGCTTTATTCCGTCTCTCTCGGATTCAAGCGCATGGGCGCAATCCTCAATGATAGGAATACCTAACTGTGAGAACGCTATCATGTCTGCCATTTGTCCGTAGAGATGTACGAGAATGATTGCTTTGGTCTTTTTTGTTATCTTCCGCTTTACATCCTCAATATCGAGTATGCCTGTTTGTGGGTCAACATCAGCAAATACAACCTTTGCACCTTGATACAGAATAACATTTGCAGTTGATACCCAACTCATAGGCGTGGTGATAACTTCGTCACCTTTCTTAACGCCTGCGAGAATGAGTGACATGTGGAGTGACGCTGTACAGCTTGCAGTCATAAATGACGTGTTGTTGAGATACTTGTTTAGTTCTCTTTCAAAGTCATTCGTGTACTGTCCGTGTACAAGCCACCCTGTTTGTATTGACTTCACTGCGAGGTCAATATCACTCTGTAAAATTGCCGGTCGTAAAAATTGTATATTCATTTGTTGCCTCCTTTAGTTTTAAAAGAACAATCTATTTACGGTTTTCAATCATCTCTCTCCAGATAGTAACGTGCTGGCGGGTATAATTCTCCCAGTTCCAATCCTCTACCTGATTATATGCGATGTCTTTGAATATTTTATTTAACTCTTCCTGCGTATTCCATGGGAGTTCAACTGTAACATGCTCTTGTTTTGGTGCGATGATGCGAAGTGCTGCGTTTTTTGCATCTACGATACACTGTGCAATAGCGTCCTCTCCTCCAGTGTATAACAAATAGTCTGACGTGTTAAGGAGTTCTTCGTAAAAGTCTGCACGGAAATTGTCGAGATATTGCACTTGCATTTTAAGTGGTTTTATCTTTTCCAATACTGGCATCCACCCTTGTCCAATAATACGAAATACAAATTTGTTAGGGTCTAGTGTTTTACAAAGTTTCACAAACATTTCCTCTCTCTTTCTTTTGTCTGGGTAAACTTTGAAAGCAATGGCAATAATGCGTGGTCGTCTTTTCATTGAATCATGTGCCGGAAGTACAACGCGTAGTTGTTTTTTGCTCATTCCCTCTTTCGCTAAGTATTCTGCGACACCTTTTGAAAAACAAATACCTGTACCACCGTCATTGATAAATGTTTTCATCTTCTTGATCTTGTCCTTTAGTGAATACATATCACTTGTAAAATGTGTGACCATTGTCGTGTTAAGAGTGGGACACTTTTGCGCGGATATGTAGTTGATATGATGATTGATGTCTGCTTGTGGGTCTGGTACGTTCTTCACTGTGACAGGATAGCCGAGATCAAGAAGTTCACGCTCCATCATTCTGGCGTGTTTTGTAAGGATGCCGTTCTCGACGATTCCTTCTTCGTAATTGACTAAGTTGATTTTAAACTTTTTCATAGAGTTATTTATTATATTTATCTGCTATACAACTTTTTTTATGTTTTCTGTAGATTAAATGTCTATAACATTCTTTTCCTAAATTTCTATTTTCGTCATAGTGATAGTGCGCTCCTAGTATCGTTCTGATAAACAACCTAACTTTATAATATATACGTAACATAGAGTTATTTTAAGTGGCGTGAATAATCAAAGTATTTATTGCCCGGAAAAGCCTTATGCTGTCCTGTTGGGTCTTTCTCTACACTACCTTGTATTATAGCATAATTTGTCTTACCAAGAACGTAAGGAAAACTAATTTGATCGCGATTAGAATAGCGTGTTATTTCCACCCACCACTTCTCAAATATATCATTTATCTTTTTGTCATTTCTACGGAAGAACGCCGTCAATTCAAACAACCCATTGTTTGCAGGATACATTTCTTTTGCATAATTTTTCACTTGTTCTGCTAATTCCTCTACTTTTCCTTTTCCTAGTTGCACACATGCCTCTGCTTCGTCATAAACACAATCTCTGCCGGGATGTTTGAACGCAGCGATATCTTTGTCGCCTAAGACCTTAATAAGCTCATGTGGGTCAGTTTTGAGCGTCACAGAGCCATCTATCCACATGATGTATGGCGTATCAATGTATTTATGTGTGAGTATCTTGTGGATTTTTGCGTTCATCACAGGTTCAGAGAATTTGTCACAAACTTTATGTGTTTCCCACTGTTCATCTTTAACATCTTCGTCAACAAAAGCCACATACTTAACACCTTTGTATTCTGGTTGCTTTTTAAGTGTGTCTTTTCCTCCAGCAATCGCTGTTACTACCGTTATGTCTTTTTTATCCATGAGTTTATCAAATAATTCAACGTATTTATGCAAGAATTTGTCGATTGTCCAGTTCTCTAGTGTATATTTCTTTGCACGTTCTCCCATTTCAATTCTCTTTTTCGCATCTTTTATCAACCACACAAGATATTTCTTGAATTGTCTAGGATTTGATGCCAAATATCCAGTTTCTCCATGTTTTATGCACTGATATGGTGCTACATCGGACGCAACTGTTGGTATTCCAAGCATAGATGCCTCCAAATACTTAATATTTGACTTGCAACGATTGAATGGGATGTCTTTGAGAGGTGCAATGGCAATATCTATGCCTAAACTAGCATAGAACTTCGGAAATAACTTGTACCCGTATGTCCCTTTGTGATGATACCAATTCTTACCCTTAGTATCGTTGTGTATCATGCCTGCAATATGGAACTCCACGTTTGGAAACTCCTCACAAATCTCTACCATAATATCCTCAATGATAGGCGAGTCAACAAAATGAGAGCCTGAACTCATCCAGCCAATGCGAATCTTGCCGTCATTCTTTTTTTTGTTATCGAATTTCCAAATTGCAGGGTCTATTGAATTTGGTATTACAGTACAATAAGGATTATATTTACTAACCGCATCCTTAATCTGTTCTGTCGCGCATATGACATGGTCTGCTATTTGTGTCATGCGAATACGCATGTGCTTTCTGTCCTCCAAAGCATGATAGTCAGGGTGGGTTGGGTCTATGTTATCTATCTCATCGTCGAGATCAAGCACAAACTTGCATCCAGTAAACTCTTTGTGCGCACCATAAATAAAGTCTATGTTCTCATTGTCTGCCATTTTGCATACCCAAATATCCCCAAGTGACTTGAGTTTCATTGCGCTTTCTGCGTTCATGCTCACACCAAGCCCAATCTCGATATTAGCACCAAGTTTTGAAAGTGGATTTACTATGCGATACCATCCAATAGCTCCCCACCTTTTGCTTCCGTCTTTGTTTGTTACGACTTTCCCATTTCTACGAATTGTATCTGTGACTATTCCAAGTATTTTATATTTCACCATAAGTTTTTAGATATAGAGTTTTTTCACAAGTAAAGTAGTCAGGGTGTTGATAGTTGTTCAAATCCCGATGACTTCTATTGGGAAATCCATACATTCTTTTAGGGACAACCATGACAAAGTCACCGTGGTAATCCACACCAACGATGTCCGGTCTACGAGTTAATATGCCATTTACACGAGTGGCGATTGGTACGATCTTGTAGCCTAAGCGCTCCGCAAGAGCTTTAAACCTCAATTCCATAAATATCTTCGTTATCAATTATAACAACTTGATACTTCTTTGTTTCCAAGTGATAAATAGGCACTCCACCACGAATGATAGGGTATACTGTCATACCTTTTTTAATGCCGTCAATATTTGAGCTTAATACTTTTGCCGCTTGTCCAATGACATATCGTGGCTGTCCGTCTTCATCAAGCACAGGTTTCTTTTTGTCCATGATGTAATCTTTTGTTAGTTGCAGTATTGCTCTGTTTCCGTTTGGTTTCATATTTGTAAAGTTAATTTATTATTTCTCTCGAGTCTTGGGCTAAGACTTCGAGTAATAGCCCAAAGAAACAATCAATCTGATTAGTTACTACGTTCCACTGTTTGCTGTTCCAACACCATAGTGTTTGTAACCGATCAACCAGTTTGCGTTCAGTACTTTTGCTGCATAAGCATCCACCTTCCAACCAAGAGTGCTGTACATATCCAAAGGATTGGATGTGTCTGCGTCAGTTGATTTCTTGTGAATGATACGAGCGTCACCAAGTCCACTGATTTTGACTTCTGCGACTGCTCCCTTACCAGCGAAGAAACTTAAACGAGAAGATGCTGAAAGTGTTCCCGGGGCTTCCTCTGTCGCAGATTGCGAAGCACAGAAAGCTTGGTTAGTTTCAACAACATCAACTCCGTAAAGAGTTCCAACAACACCTTTCTTCAACATCTCTGCATTCTTTTCAGAGTTGTAAAGTCCAATGTTAATCCAGTTACCTGCTGCCGTATCGCCCTGAAGCTGATAGATCGCATCCACATTGAGTACTCCACGGTAATTACCGTTTTCCCATTTAGGTGCTAGATTCTTTTTCAAGGTTGCTACTGCAAGACGAATACCTGAAACGCTCATAGTATCTGTCGTTGTTATAGCTGATACCTGTACACTGTTAGCACACAAAACTGTGTGGTTACCAGATGTACACATTTCTTTTCCAAGTACCAAGTCCATTGATTCTCCTGCGTTTTGAGCCATTGCCTCAACATGCTCTTTCAAGCCGTTGTCGATCGTGGTCATTTCGTATAGAGAAGCAATTTGCTCAAATGCACCATAAGGTTTCGCTGTCGCGATAACGTTAGATGATGTTGAGTTGATACCTGTGGGTGAAGTCCCATCAGTCAACGCCGTTGTATTAGCTGTCAACTGTGCTACACGGGTGAAATAGATTATTTGACCAGAGTTCTTTGGAAGAGTTTTCTGAATAGCCAAGAAATTGTATTTTTGGAAATTCTGTAATCTTTCAAGAAAAACTTTCATTCTGTTAACCCACACTATGTGGTAATAGGACATTTCTGCCTATTTCTTGTTGTCTCCAACAAGTTCGGAGTACATCATTAACTTATTATTATTTTTCAATACTTCATAAGTTACCCTACGTATACTCTCTGAGGATTTTGAATTCTTATATTTTCCGACTGTGTTATTTAATCTTCTTATATTCCAGTAATCTATGATGTCTTCTATTTCTAGTGGGTATGATTGTAATTTTCCAACCTTGCCCACTTCACTCATCATATTTTTATGCTTGATAATTCTTCTACAAGAATATCCATATACACATTCGGCTTGCTTTTTTTTCTCAATTAGGTATGGAGATATAAGTTCTAAAAACTTATTTGCTCTTTTCATTCCCCATATTCTTATTGTTGAACAGTCTTTGGTTGATTGTGATTTTGGATTTATACTCATCTTTGTTCCCTTTTTTGTACTAGTGAAGATGTAGTATGGTATATCCATTTGTCTAAGATAACCCATAGTTCTTTCCATTGATGATATATCTGTTCCAGATATACACACATTAGGTACAAGATACGGGTCTCTCCCTTTTATCTGCTGTATGGTGAGAGATATTGACCCCTCTCCATCAATCATTGCAGATAACCAACCTATTTTAAAGTTCAATGAATTCAATCTTTCCTGCGGGTCGTCTAAAGTCAATTGCTTTTCCATAATTAGGGAATTAACTATTAAAGATGTTCTCGCATTTGGTAAGGTTTTACTACGACAAAGTTACTAATCGTAAAATCGTTGCATTTCAGCCGACAGGGTAGCGCCTGTGCTTGAGATTGTTGCCATTTTTTAGTACGGGCGATTGGACGTGTCTGCGTGAGGTAAAATTGCTTCTAGCTCTGCTGCGGACATTTTATCCATTTCTTCTGGTGTAGGCTTTCCACGCGGTGCGTTCATGCTTGCACCAGTCGCCTGTGTCATTATTTTTGTATCAATCTTTTTGTAAGCGTCTTGTTGACCTTGAGCGCGAGATTGTCCAAACCATTCAGTGGCAATATCAGCATAGTCTTTGTCCTGTTCTGTTGTTAGACCGAGCTTGAATATTTTATCCTTGAACGGTGCATACTCGGGATTTGCAGAGAGAAATTCATCTAATTGTTTTTCTTCTGTTGCATAAGCCTTTTCTGCTTCTTGCCTTTCGACTGTTTGGCGTAACGATTGTACTTCATCATAGATCGGGGCTAAAGGATTTTCAGCATATCTCTTCTCTTGATGCAATCGTTCCGTTTCATCTAGTTGAGCCTTAAATTGTTCAGGCGTAAGTCCGTACTTCTCTTCTATCATGTTTGCAAATTGAGCTTTTTGGCTCAGATGCCCATTTGATTTTTCAATCTCTTGGTAAGCATTATAGATGTCTGCATCAGACTTTCCTTTGAATTTAGGGTCATTGTCCCAAGGTTTTGACGCTTGTCCCTCATTTCCTGATTGTCCACCGCTAATGGAATCACCAGTTCCTTCGGGTTGGGTATTGATGTCAGAATTGTCCTGTGACAGAGTAGCGTCTCCGATCACTGCGGGTTCTGCTGTTCCAATATTGTCCATATTGTCAGATTGTTTACTTGAGTAAACTGCGAATTAAAATTGTCTACTCAGAAAGTAAGCCAGTAGCTTACTCATCTGAATTTTCAATCTCATAGAGTTTATTTGCATACTCTTTGTCGATTTGCTTGAGAATTTCTATAAAGAACTTTAGCCCTTGTTTTTTCCCTTTGATCGTGTGCAGTTCTCGTAGACTGTCACAGTCATAAGCGGACTTCAGTTTGTCCATCTCTTCGTAGATTGGTTTCACGATGTACTTTTGGAATACTGGACTTTGTATCTTTGACCGCATGTCGAGTAGTTCTTCAAATTCTTGCTTGGCATTCATAGAGTTACTTGATAAACTTTATTGTTCCGGGAGTTTTGCTAAACGGATTTACTACTATTTTTCCGGGCGTAATAACTTCAAAGTCACTATAATCTTTCATGTATTCCTCCATTTCTTTCGTTATTGGTGCGAGGTATGTCATATCTAGGTCACTAATCTTCTTTAAAAATTCTTCTTTTGTCATAGAGTTATCTTAATTTACATTTGATACGTTTGTTGTGCCGGTGTCATTTGTCCTCCTTGTGGCATCATTCCCATCTCTGCCTGTTGTGCCATCATCTGTTCTTGTTGTTGCTGTTGAGCATATTGCTGTGGGTCTGGTGCTAAAGTATCAATCTCATCAACACCACGGAGTTCTAGTATCTTCCTAGCTACTGCCATTTGATTTTCAGGTGGAAGTATCTGACCTACAAGACCGAACCAGTCAATGAGTTGCTTTATCTGCACGTCTTTGTTCTTTGCGATTGTTGTGTCACCTTTGACTTTGATGTTGTATTTAATTTCATCTTTGCTATTGATAAGTGCTTCATAAACTGTCTGTCTATATTCCATTGGGAATATTCTCATTATAGCAGATTCGGGGCTTTGGAGATTCTCTAACTCTAACCTGATAAGAATTTCAGCTACATCAGCGAGCGCTTGCTTGAAACGTCTTTGAATAAGGTCAAAACGATTTCCTGAGTTATTAGATGCCATTTCATCTTGACCAAGTGTTTTGTTGCTAGTTCCACCTTGCACGATGTCATTAGCACCGGATGCTCGCTTGTGCTGGTCGTCTAGTAGTGCCATAAACTCTAAAGCACCTTGTTTGATATCTGGTATTTGTAGTGGGACGATCGCATCACTCAATGCCCTGCCTTGCGCATCAACCTCTGTCATTCCGCCCGGCATTACTACGAGTTGAGATTTCTTTATCTTTGCGCCTTTTTCTACAAGGAAATGAGTATTGTTTGATAGAGCGATATTCTGTTTTGTTTGGTTTACGATCGAGTGGTATCCCTTTGAAAGTCCGAGTGTATTCTGTCCTACACCAAAGCCATCAAAACGATTAGGGATGCAGTTTGGTTCGTGAATAAGTTTTACAGCGTTGATTATACCATACGGGACTTGCGTATCTCGTAGGAGTAAGCGCTCTTCACCATCAACAATGGTCTGTATGCTGTCATTCGTTACTCGCTCATATACGACTACAACACCGTCAGATGCTCTCTTAATATCAATGCCCTCACTGTCTACCTGTGAAGATGAGTCATATTTGTCTTGAGTTGTCATTGACTTTCCTTTGATTCTATCTCTGTTCAGTCCTTGAGTTCCTGAATAATTATATGCTGGGTTTTCTTTGAGTTCCTCTATAGGGAGAACACTGCGGAAGATGATAGATTTTTGGCAGTAAATGTCCGGGAGGATTGGATTATAGAAACAATCGAGGATATTAGGTACATCAAGTTCTGGCTCATCTAGTATCGGCGTTTGGTATGTTTGCATTTCTCCGTCTTGTCCTTTTTCCTCTTTTTCTTCTGTTTCGAATTTCCAGTTGATGCGCATGATAGATGTTCCGAATGTTGTTGCTTGCTTGACCCAACTCTCGATCTTCTCGTACGCCTGCTTCATTGTCTGCAATCTGTAGTTGACGATCTTCTCGTATATCTTTGCGATGTCTTTATCCTCGTCACCTACGCCTTCAATTTCAATTTCGGGATTTCCTGAAAAGATATAAGGGACGATATATGATATTTCAGTGCGGAGTTTTGGAATAGTAATAGGGTCAAGATATGGAACTTTTTTAACAGCATCCATATTCCCGATATATGAGTTATAGATGTCATTCAAATCACTTCGCCATGTTGCGTTTGTTTGACGATAGTTCTCTAGTTCAGTAAACAAATTGTCAATAATTTGCTGTTCTGTTTTCTTGACTTCTTTTTCTTCTTCCTTTTCTATTTCTTCCATATTTTAAATGTCCACGTAGTACGTGGGAGTATTATCAATTACTTCCTCTTCGGGTTTGTATCCCGTGAGACCGTAACGCACTGCGTCCATAGAGTTAGACCATTCATGGATACTATCATCTGGTTCATTTAAGAACTTACCAGTTGACCTGTCCTTTTTATTCAAATAATTCCTGTAAGCCTTTATTGTTTTTAAACTTCTACTAGTGATGCTTATCTGTTGCGCCTGAACGTACTGTATGCCTTGTAAAACACTACCCTGACCCTTTTTAGCTCCTAGAATCATTATACCATAACTGCGTATCTCATCTATGCTTTTAGGCTCTGCGCTATCTGCTATGACGAGTACGTTCGGTTTATCCGATAGGATATCTGCTATCGTTTTATTGCTCAGTCCTTTCTGATATATTTTCTCATCAAGGATATAACCTCCATTGTATTCGTAGATGTCAATAATAACTGTAGGGTCAACGCTATAGCCAAAGTCCAATCCTCTACGTACTAATCGTGCTTCATGCGGTATTTCCTCTATAATATTCCATCCTGTATATATCTTTCCCTCTACTTCACCGAGTTGTCCTAATCCATATACTTTCCACCACTGTGTATTTCCTTTTCTGCTTTCAATGAATTCTTTGATCGTCAGTGGCAGTCCCTCATTATCAACATAAGTTAGTGTTATAAAATCATGATCTATCTTTCCTTTGATCTCACTATAGTACCAAAATTCAATACTTGGGTTCCAATCTATCCACACATCACCGCTTGTACGCTGTAATAATTGCACGAATATATCCCATGATATATTGTTTGCTTCATTAACAAATAGAATATCACGCCTTGGTCCGTGTGCCTTTCCTATTTGGTCAATGCTTATAAATTGAATTACTGAGCCTGTCTCGAATGTATATACGTGCTTAGTGGAATTCCAACAACTGTCTTTCCAGTACTTCCGGTCAATCATTATGTCTTTAAAATCTTTGATCGCACCTCCCTCAAGGTGTGGGTAACTTTCACTCATCACATCTATCTTGAGAGTCTTGTTGCTTTGTGCTTTATCAATGAGTATCATCAAGATGCTTATTGTCTTGCTTGCTGATGTTCCACCACAAATGCACTTTATTCTTTTTTTAAGTGCAAGCAGTCGTTTAGTTGCTGTTGTTATCTGAAATGCCATTGTCTTTTATGTTAGAGTTTCCACCAAGTAATGGATCTGGGAAATGATGTACTGTGTCAGTTTCTGTTTTGTCTTTCCAATCGAAATTCTTGAGCGCAAATATAGTTCCACTTCTTCCATGCTTTTTTAAATCTATCTCGTATCCATTTTCTACAATAAGTTTTGCTTCTCGAACTATATGCGAATATTCTTTACGTTTTTCATAATCATTGAGCAGTTGCTTTGAACCAACCATTAAAGCAAGCCCAGTTACAGTCCATTCTTCTTGTGGCGTATTTTCAAAATATCCTTGTAGTATTTCTCTCAATTCTTCTGCTGTTTCGAACTTTAACGGTTTTCCACCTAATATTGGTTTAGTCATTTTTTTTATCTTCAACAAATTCTAAAAACCTTTTTTTATCCATATAAATATACCTGATTGGAAGATTATAATACTTTATCGTTTTTGCTGTATTAGTATCAAATTTTGTAGTAATTATGATAAGTTCTTTTTTCGAGTCAAGATACTCGCGACCATAATCCAATATTTGTCCTATTGCTGCTCTGTTTTCTGTTCCTGATAATGGATTCTTTAGTTCAATTATGTATAGTTTTTTCTTTCCTTGAACAACAAGATCAACTCTTCTCCCTCTTGGCGCAAAACCATGTGGTTTTCTTATAGATGCATCTATCTCAAAAGAGATTAACTCATCATTTAGTATATCTTTAGTAAACAACTCTATATTATTTGATATAAAATCCTCTACATCTTTTTCTTTCGCAAATTGATTCGTACATAACTTATCACCACAAAAAGCAAAAAAACCATCAGATTGTCCATCGAGTTCTTCAACGCTTTTAAACTTTAATGGTCTGCCTACATCCGCCATAAGAAGATACGCCTAGAATGTTGCCAGATCAGTGAAGGGGGATTCAGTGACCGGACTATAATGTTAGCACAAGGTATCTTCTTCCGAAATCAATATTGATATTCGCTAGGTGTGCCTTCTTATGATGATGTACTTATATTATAACATATTTGTTGTTTCGTCCTTGCCTGAATATGTATATGCTTCAATTTCTAAATTTTCCCTGTATTTATCTGTACTAAAAACTATATTATGAAAACAATCAACGATTCTTTCTATTTCCTCTATTGATATTATTTTGTTGATTTCCCTTGTCAACCTTTTGCAAGATTCTCTCTCACTTTCGATTCCATCAAATAACGATGGAGTTCTTGTTCTGCATTTCCTATAACTTTGATTCATCAGTGTTGTTATCAGGAAATCTTTTTGCTCGGAAGAAAGATGACTTGTCAATAACAGGAAATCGTTTTTGTCCTCCATGATCTGTATTATATCACTTTTATATTTTTATGCAATGAAATCTGCACACTACTCGTTTTTATGCGTCTGATTACCCACCTTCCGATGCAAAATAATCTCTATGCCATGAGCAACATGGTACGCAATACCGGGACTTTCGACCCTCGTATATCACCCGACACCAGTTAGCGATGCTAGACGGGGCACTTCGTATTAACGTGCGCTCAGAGCGTGTGTGTAGATTTCAATGAACAATTACTCACTCATACCTACATACGTCGAGTATTGCTAGCCTTCTCCACGTTTCAACCCCGTACGAGGATAATACAATCGACAGCCGTGGCACATTTTTATGTAGGTATGAGGGGATAAAAATAACTGCGGAAGGAATAGGAATCGAACCTATATGTCATTTACGACGACAGGTTAGCAACCTGCTGACTTACCTAATTCGTCACACCCTTCCGTGCGGAAAGTGTAGGGATCGAACCTACCAGCCCATTAAGGCACAGTTTTCAAGACTGTTGCGACCCAGTACGCTATAACTTTCCTTTTTATTCACTTAAACCAACTTCTGATAAAATATATAATAAAAATTCTGAATGTTTTTCTTTTGGGTTATTATGAGCATACATTTCTGCCGCCCATAAAATCTCAGATCTAAGTTCATTTTTAAGCATTTGATTGCATCTTCCTTTTTCGTTTCCACATTCACACATTCCATTACCACCTGTTATTTCATGCCAATTTTTGCAAATCGTTTTCATATATTTTTTTATTACAAATACTCTGAAATGAGAGAGGCAATGGCTTTACATTACATGATTTAAAAAAAATCATCGTTTATTTAACGTGTCGCTGTTTTATTCAGTCCGATACACGGGTAAGCAATTTTACCACTCTCTCATTTCAAAATACTTATTCTATTTTTAACCATAAACTTAGAATAACTTATGTTCCTATTCTAATGTTCACTTATTATTCCCCTAAAGCCCCACACAGAAATATGCAAATAAAACTGTGTGAGACCATTCTATGGTAATCCCTGCTATGCAGAGCTTTAGAGGAACAACACCTATATTATACCACAATAATTGTTAAATTGGTAGGGGATTTTTTACGTTGTCCCCTAGCAACGGTTACTCTTTGAGCAACTTCTCTAATCTCCAAATGGTCATTTTTAGTGCGACTATTGCCTCGATCAGTGCTTGTCTTGCGTCCATTGTGTTCCTCCTATGAGTTCCAACAGTGCTGTGATTCGCTCCAACGACCTATTTGTCCTTTAGCAATATACCATATTGCTACTCGTGTTGCTTTCTCTGGGTCTTTTCTGTCTTCGAGTGTCCAATCTGTGTGTCCTGTTGCTTTACATGCCTCATTCCACGTTGATTCTGTAAATTGATACGTTCCTGTTGCTGTTGAATATGGGTTGGTTGCGTCTGCTTTATAACTGCTTTCGCAAAATGCGATTTTCTTTAAAAGTTCAATGTTTTTGTATCCGTGTTGCTTTGCTGTATCTTCGATGATTTGTTCTGTAGTCCTGCCCTGTACAGGAGTTTCGCTTGTTACCTCCTGTACACTAGCAGATTGCACCGAGTCGGAATCTCCATCATCATCAGATTTCTCCTCCGAGTTCGTCACTGCCGAATGGTTGCGTTCTATAATTCTCGTTGATACACTCACTGCTGTGAGATAATCTGCACGAAAATCCTGCCATTGATAATATGTAATAGTCCAACATGCACCGGCAGAAATCATCAGGATAGTCCATGCGACTTTCTTTGCTGTTTTTTTAAACTTCTTTCCGTTCTCTTTTCGTTCTTTGTCTTTGATCGTTTTGTTTGTGAGTTCTTGTAATTGGCTTAGTTTTGTGTTCATATTTTTTATTGATTGAATTATCTTCAATCACCCGACTTAGTTCTTTTGTTCTTTTTTAATCTTCTCATTCGCTTCTGTGATTGCTTTTCTTCCGTCTGCCGTCTTACATGTTGAGCAGTATTGAGCGCATGTGCCATTGCTTGAGCCAAATATCTCACCACAATGACAGCATAAACAATGTGTTCCTCCTGCTGGTCTTTTGATCTGTGCCATAATTGTTATTTTAATTATTTTACCAGAGTACCGTTGTTATCCGGATAGCCCAGTAGTTCTTAAATGATGTAGCTGTCAGGCTTAATTATATATTATCCTCGCTTCTTCATCTATGTATCTATTATACACCTATACGGAAATAAAGTCAAGTTTTTCTCTCTTTTTCTTCTATGCCATTCACGTAGATATTCTTTCCTTGAAGCGTTGAAACATCTATTTGAGCAATATTTTGCGATTATATTCTTCGCAATGAACTGTTTTTTGCAAATATGACAATTACATCCATAATAACGAGTATAATCTCTAAAATTATTTTTTTCATACCATTTTTTTGTATGTTCACTTCTATGTATTTTATCTTTTACTATTTCTAGATTTTCAATCCTATTATCATGTTTATTTCCGTTGATGTGGTGGACAACTTCATATTTAGTTAATTTTCTTCCAATATTTTTTTCTACTAAATATCTATGATAATATTGCCCGCGGAATCTATAGTATCTATTATCATATTTTGGTAGATACGGATATTTATGTATTTTTCCACCTTCAGAAAAAGGTGACCTGCATTGTTTACAATATGGAAATAGAAAGTCTTTTCTTCTTTTGTCTTTATGAAATTCACTTTCTTGTTTATCAGTCCTACACTTTATACAATATTTCATGTCGTTTTAACAGAAAAGATGTGCCACCTGATAAGAAGCACATCATCTCTATTTATCAGGTTAATTATAATATAATTATAACATATCTTGATGTTTTTACAATGATTTTAATTTGATTTTAATTACTGTCAAATCCACGCAAACTAACAATATCCTTACACTTTTCCCGATACAGTTTTGAAAGCTCTCTATAATCTTCCGTAGTTCGCTGTAGTGAGCTGTGTGAGGCTTTTAGCTGTTCGAGGTACTTCACAGCATCTTCGCCTATTTTCTTAACAAGAGCGCGCCTGTAGCGTGCGCCTGTGTCTTGTGAACCGTAGTAATTACATTGCCGAGCTTGTCCGTGGGTATTATTCTCATCAAAGTAGAATATCTCGCCTGCTGACTTTGGAATAAAATGACCGGCGTCTGTGCCTTTGTTCCATGGATGCATTTTCCCACAATCGATACATGCAACCATTCCGTTCCTGTCAGCATCCCTTAATCTGATAAACTTGCTAAACCATTTCCACGCCGTGTCTTTGGCTTTTTGCTTGTCGTTCCGCTCCGTCATTTTTTTGATTTTTACTTTCTTTTTTTCTTGGACGGATTTTACGGTCCTGTCTATGAACTCCTCGAAACATTCAGGATGGATTGTTCTTAGTCCTACTCTTCGCCAATTGCCGTCTATCTTTTCTCGGCAATTCGCGCACCTCACAAATTTTGGACTTTACCGGCATGATTCCATTTGATGTCACTGGCGTACTTTGCGAGGATTTCTTCGACCTCTGACTTAGTGAAAGCTGTTGCTGTCATGTGAGGATACTGCGTTGTGTCGATTGCTTCGTGCATGATCGCGGTGAATTGGTCTTTGATTTCGTTTGTTATCTCCATATTAGTAATTACGTTTCCTTGTGGAAAATGATTGACAAGGCATCCGGGATCTTCACATACATCGTGATCGATTAGGTCGTGTATTCTTTGTAGTTCGATTGTTCCAAATGTTGTTGTTGTTTTTTCACAATTTTTGCATGTCATATTATTTGTTGTATTTAGATTTGATTATATCTGTCATTATGTCGTGACAACCAGATTCATCACATAATACCTGTGTGCCTTCATTGTGCAGTTCCTCCATTATCTCATCAAGAAGTTGTTTGCGGGATTCTGCAACAAAATGATTTAACCAAATTTTACCTGCGTCAAATCCATCTTTGTAGTTTTGGTCGTCTTTCTTTCCTTGTTCGTAGATTTCTGTTAGTTTTTCTCTTAAAAATTGAGCGACTATAACATCACTTATATCTAATACATTATTCGACTCTTTCAATATCTCTTCTATCTTTTCATTTTTCATAAAGTTATAATTAAAATCCATGTAATTATAAATCCCAAAACAATTAAACTTTCTATCACAACATCGTGTATTTGTATTTTCATATCTTTATTCTTTTACATTAACTATAAATGGGTAATCTCTTTATTTTCTCGATGATTATTTTACGTGTGTTCTTGCTTCCGCAGTAGATACATACATTGTCATCATCGTTAAAGAAGATGCGACCACAGTTTGTTTCTCCGCCTTTCTTTCCTTTACAGATGAAGTAATTTTTCCATTTTTTTTCTTTTGTCATATTTTTGATTTTATTTCATCTAACACTTCATTAAACCGTTTCAAATTTACTGTTGTCCCGTATGGATTTGGAATTGGTAGTTTTGTGTCTTCAATTATTTTTTTACATCTTTCTCTCTCTTTCTCTAGGAGTTGTTTGCAAGCCATGTCTGCATAGTTTTGCTTGTATTCTAATCCCGCATCATAACCGCATTTTCTTCCTTGTTCGTAGGCTTCTTGCATTTTTTCTACTATAAATTTTCTAAATCTCTCTCCATCATTTTCGTCTGTATCAAGTAAGTGTTTTGGGCTCGTTGTCCAATTCTCAATAAATGTTTTTCAATTTCCGATACAAACAATTCTCTTTGACTTGATGGTACGAGCTTTAGCGTATGCTGAAAGCCTTTTTTATTTATAGTGTTTTTTGTTATCTCTTCTATCTTTTCATTTTTCATAAAATTATTTTAATATTCTTCTCCAGGGTGACCTGTTTCCGCATTGTATCTACATTCTTCCGAACAATAGATGTCAGATTCATCAGAAAAATACCCGCCATTTACTTTTAATTCGTCTTTAATAAACCCTGTATTTTGTCCACAATTTGCACATTTTATCTTTTCATTTTTCATATTTGCGAAATTAAAATATTATTTTCAAATTCTATTATTTTAAATCTACTCTTATCTACAACTGCATATAATTCACCACTAATATCAACGCATTTAAACTGCATGTATGTTATTGGCTCTGGTTCTTGATTTTCAAAAACATCATTGCTTTTGTTCTTTTCATTTTTCATATATTCCATTTAATGTGATTACGAAAGTAAATTATCCACAATGCTATATTCATTGGTAGCAACCCCCATGTACCGCTTAGTATTATCCACATAAGCCATAACATTTGATTGAATAATCCGACCATCCATGTATACTTGTTTTTGTTGCCAGCAAGAAAAAACATCAAAATTGTTAATGCTGATAATATGTATGGGATATAAGTTATTGCATTTTTCATATATCTTTTACATTAAAAATTTTATATAACAAAATTTGAAGACGCAGTTTTATCTTTGCATTAAAAGAATACCACTTCCATAATTTATGTTTCTTGGCTTCTGCCATTGCATCTATTTTCATATCTTTATTCTTTTACATTAACTAAATTATTT